ATGGCATTCCCAACACGCGGTGGGTTTTCGGCTATTCTTAATCTTCCCAGCGATTTAATCGTGGGAACGAAAAAGATGCCCGTATTCGAATGTGTAACTGCTGGTTACACATCCCCAGAAACGGGGGAATTTGTGGCATCCAGATTTCCACCAAATCACGAATTAAGACAGGAGATAAGAAATTTCATCGGAAATCCAGAATGGGATGATCCAGATTTAACCTGGATAGATCTCCACATCCAAGTAGCAAAACATGCCATAGAGGTGGAAACGAAACTAAATCAAAATTTGCAAATTTTTTGGCAAATGGAAAAATCCAGTCAGTCGGGGAGATATCATCTCCATCTCCTGTTCGTGGAAGGATGCACTTCCAGGCAAATTACATGGATAATCAAAAGAATGAGAAGGGAAATTTGCAACAAAGCTGCAGAAACTTTGAACATGTTTTGTCCTGATTTCCCAAAAAGCCAAATTTGGGGATCGCTGGTGAATATCCAAAATGCAATGCTTTCGCTGAATAGAGGATACTCGCCAAAAATTGGGAAACCAATCCCCCAACCAGTGAATCCGTACTCGTTCCCAAAATACTACATGTACAATTCTGCTAAAATGAGCTTTCTGAGAGGAGCCACCCCAAAATTGGCTGAAAAGTTACCGATTGGTACAAGATATGTTAGATTTGAAGGGTCTCCTGACCTGGACGAGGGTCCCGAAATTCCATCGCAGGAATTAACACCAGGGGACACCCTGCCAGTGTGCTATGTAAGTACTGAAACTGATTGGGGGACTGGTGGGGGGGAAACCATAATCAAAACCAGCATCATTGAAAGGTTATGCATGGAAGCGCTGAGATTATGCAGAGAAAATCACATTTTTACCCTAAAATCATTCAAATTAAACTTTCCAGATAAATTCATGCAATTTAGTTCGCGAAATCAAGGGATAATAAAACTAGAGGAGACAATAAGCCTATATTGCGAAACAATTATCCACGAGCACAGTGCATGGGAAATCGCTAAATCAATACATGGAGATGTTGTCATAGCTGAACTTGATGATAACCTAGCAATCCGATTATGCAGTTACCAGGGATATAGTCCAAAGTACGTCGCCAGGCTAATATTATGCTGGTTATCCGGACAAGCCGGGAAAAAAAATGCACTATATTTTTTCGGACCAGCAAATACTGGCAAAACGATGATGGCAGAAAGCATATGCAAAATGGTAGGAATTTACGGCAACGTGAATCACAATAACAAAAATTTCCCATTCAACGACTGCCACAACAAAGCAGTACTGTGGTGGGAAGAATGCAGCATGACAGAAGAACATGTAGAGTCAGCAAAATGCATCATGGGGGGGTCATCAGTAAGGATAGATAAGAAAAATCAAGATTCAGTTCTGCTATGCAAAACTCCGATCGTTATCACTGCCAATAACGATATCACTCAAGTTTCCAACAGGAATGCCATCTCAACAGTTCATGCAGCTGCAATTAGAGCAAGATGCCTAAAATTCACATTCAACAATTGGCTAACTTCAAATTGGGGTTTGATAACAGTTGATCAAATGTACCAATTTTTATGCTGGGGAGAACTAGACGGCATTCCGACCGTGAATAGTCTCCTAAAAGATCATCCCGAATTTAACGGGACTTTGCCCTATAATCAACCCAAAGGTAAATTCTGTGCCGATTGTGTTAACCAGTTCAGCACTGCAGCTAACCTGACCGTGTGCCCAGCCTGTTCCGGTTGGACCAGAAAGCCATTCTCCGAAGAAGAGGAACCCACCTATACTGGTTCTGAATCCGGGCTCTTTGAAAAGGCCAACCAAGGTAAGCGCAAGGTCTCAGGGATTTATCCAGTAATATGGCCGGATCAATAACTAATCCCTGAGGCCCTGCACTTACAGAGACGATTGAGCTACTGGGAGACGGGGATCCCCAGCGAATCGAGTGGATTACCAGACGAGCCAGACTTCACCGCAAGCGCAAATCTCCTGCTGAGCCTGGAGAATCTCCACCTGAAAAGCGAGCTAAAAGTGGAGAAGGATCCTCAGGAGTGTCAACAGTGCTGTCTGGTTCAATAGGCCAACTAAAAGGTAAAAGCATTTATTTTGAACCTAAATCCCCAGATGTACTCCCTACCCTTACTGAGCTATTTTGCGATGAAGTGTTGGAAGAATCCCCCGTGGATCCAATCCCCTTACCTGAACCTACTAAAATCGTACAATGGGGGGACTTCAAAACTCAATGGGCTGAGGGATATATTGGAAAATGGAGGGTGGCATTTTCTACTTTCATGGCTTGGTACGACAATAATATTGATGCGATTGAAACAGTAGAAAGAGATCCATGCACTAACCAGTCTGTTTTCCGAGAGCTAATTCAACCCATACAACAACACGCCGCGGACGCACGCATCCTCAAACTGAAGATAGAAGATAAGATAACCAAAAGCGATTTCACCAACGACACACATTTAGACATGTCACTCACTAGATGCATACAAAAAGCATTAACTGATAACCCAGAGGGAATATGGCCTTGTGTAGACAAGCTAGCTAACTACTGCAATGTTATATTGGCTTCCATAGGCACACATCCATAATGGTGAAGTACAAGCCACCACCAGGATATGTTCCATCACTTCCAACCACAGATGAAGAAGCATATCACTATACTAGATGGTGGCTTAACCACGTTGAAAATTATGGGAAAGATAAGCACATCACAAAGGGGAAAGGAAAACAAAAGAAAGAACTCACTGCACAACAAAAAGCTGATCGCAAACGCTTTTTTATCACGCAGGCACAAAAAAATAAAAATCCTAAATTCGGCATACCTACATCCTCACAACACAAAGATTTTTTCAAAAATCACCAAGGGGCAAAGAAAGAGGGGAAAGCTAAACAGAAAACAAAGCATTTAGAACCACAAGCACCACAACGCGAGGAGGATCCAGAAGAGGGTCCTGCTCCCAAACAAGCTAGAATCGAAGAAGCTCCATTTAACGAGCAAGAATTAGAAGAAGCCATGGCAGATGAAAATGAACCAGATCAGTCAGGAATCCCAATGGAATTGTCAGATGCTCCAGGGGGCGGCGGAGGCGGGGGTGGGGGTGGTGTGGGTCACTCTACGGGAAACTGGAATTGTGATACTATATGGGAAGGAAATACATGTACAACATATGCCAGTCGTCATTGTGTCTGTCTAATGCGTGACCTTGATAAATATCAAGCAATTGGTAATCAAAATGGAAGACATGGGCTAGATGCTGAAAACCAGACCCAATACTTTGGGTTTACAACCCCATGGAATTACCTAGACTTCAACAAATATAGCATACATTTCAGTCCACGTGATTGGCAACACTTGGTCAACAATTTTAGCAGATGGAGACCGAGAGCCGTTCACATTAAAATATTTAATTTGCAAGTCATCCAGAAAACTGTTACCGGTGATGGTACCCAATATTCTAATGACCTTACTGGCACCATACAAATATTTGCAGATCAAGAAGGGAGATACCCCAGGATATTATATCCTAACCAAGTCACGCAAATGGGTTCATTTCCAAACCAGATATACTACTTACCTCAATACGCGTATCTTTCCGCTATCACAAGCAATAACACTACCACCACAGTTACATTTTGGAATTACCTTAATGAATTAACAGCATTTTATTGCCTGGATGAATCCCCATCACAGATGTTAAGGACAGGAAATGAATGGCAAACATCTTATGAGTTTCCAGATTCTACCCCGTGGTGTAATAACCGCGTATCTACTGTGTCAATAACACAAAGACAAAATCCACTATATGACACGTGGAACGTAGGTGGCCGAGGGGATGATGCTAAAAGAGGTAATTTCGCTACCTGGAGATCTCCTTGGTATCCAGGACCTTATATTTACTTAAGCGATACTACTGCCGCCGGGCAACAATTAGATGATATTGCTAATGTGGCAGTCGGACCAGACGGAATGCCTCTGGCGCCAGGATTACCTCAATATAGACCAGAGGCAGACAAAGATGAATATTTACATACATTCTGGGTTCCCAAAAAAGAAGGCATGAATGAGGGTGATATCAGAAATAGACAGATAGACGCCGCCACGGCAAACAAAGTACAAGTAGAAACTTCATCATTGTATAATACCAACCCAAGATCTGGATTCAATACAACCATTTCACAAGGAGGCGTACCTACTCCGGTTACTTGGTCTGGATGTGTACCTGGCATGATCTGGGATAACCGTCCGGCTACTTATTTTGATCCAATCTGGCAACAATTCCCTGAGACGGATGAACAATTCAAAATCCATTCTCAACTTGGGGGAATTCCTGTCAAGGAATCTCCAGGTCATGTATTTGTCAAGGTCACGCCTAAACCTACTGGTGCTTCTAATGGCCTGGTAGACGAATATGCGACTTTTACTTGTACCGTCGCGATTGAATGGGAACTTGAACACTTTACTACTCACCGCTGGAACATGAGAAATGTCATCAGCTACCTTAATACTGACGCACGCGGGGGTCGGCAAATTGTTGATGAAAACGGTCAATACCAGATCAATACTACCTCCGCGGACCTTGCGAGATTGTATGAAACCCGTCGGGTACCGAGAACCAATTAA